CGGGTGTTCCGTCCTACATGTGAACCTGGTTGACGGTGATCGGATGCAGGATACAGCGGGAAGAACTTACGAGAAGCTGACCAGAGTTGAGAACATGGCTGTTGCATAGTGCTAAACGCATGAATTTGCTCGAAAAAGGAATAATAACCTATTGGCTAAAATGTTTCATAGCTGTTGCATTTTGAAAAATGAGGTCATTAAGCCTCTGAAAAACATAAAAAGTTGTTCCGCCCCCGGGCACCACTTTAACCTGACAAGTGTAGAATTAAACTGTCAGGTTAGACTTTTATTCCACATTATCAGTGCAAACACCCGACATGCGGCGACTTTCGCGCCCATTCGCGTCTTTGCTGTACCCAAAAATGTTGCATAGCTGTTGCACGAATAGTCAACAATCGGTTGAAACTTACAGGTTATGCAGCTACCAAAGAGGAAGTGTTGCACAGGAGACCGCGATGCCACTGACAGAAGCACAGATTAAGAAAGCCGCCCCCGCCGAGAAGAAATTCGCGTTGAAGGACGGTATCGGCCTCGCGCTGGAGGTCCGACCGACCGGCGCGAAGGTCTTCGTCAAGTCTTACCGGTTCGGGGGCGCGCAACGGAAAGAGACGATTGGAGAGTTTCCGGAGGTCAAGCTAGTGGAAGCCCGCCGCCGCGCTGCCGAGATCAACGCGCTCGTCAAAGCGGGTTCCGATCCGCGCGGCGAGGGGACGGCCAAACAGGTTACGCCCCCAGCCCGCCCCGGAGAGGTCCCCCTTGAACGCCAGTGGCACACCCTCTGCCAGATGTTCTACAAGAAGCGGGTGGCCGAGGGGATCGCGGCGGCGACGGCCAACAAGCTGCGCTGGAACCTCGACGCGACATGCCACGAGTTCGGCAAGCGGGATGTCGGGACGATCACCGGCCCGGAGGTCCTAGCCCTGGTCGAGCGGGTGCAGGAGACGGGAAAGTTCGACAAGGCCAAGGATATGCACCGCAAGATCACGCAGGTCATGGACTACGCGGTGGCGCGGGGGCTGGTGCAGCATAACCCCTCCCTGAGTGTGCGCCGCGCGATCATAAACCGCAAATCTGGAAGCCATCCGGGCCTTACTGACCCGAAGGAGGTTGGCGGGCTCATGCGCGCGATCCGGGGCTTCCGAGGCGAGGCAACCACTCGCGCAGGACTCCTGCTGTCGGCTTACACCTTCCTGCGCTCCGGGGAGTTGCGCCCGGCGCGCTGGCAGGAGATCGACCGCGACCGCGCGGTCTGGACCATCCCGAAGGATCGGATGAAGGGCCACTACGGGGACCACCTGGTTCCCTTGAGCCGACAGGCCCTCGCGGTACTGGACTGGCTGGAGCCGTGGACAGGGGGCGGGCCGGATGACCAGGTTTTCCCCTGCTCGTTTGACCGCACCCGGTATATGTCGAATGCAACGATGAACGCGGCGCTCCGGCGGCTGGGCTATGACACCCGGACCGAGCATTGTCAGCACGGGTTTCGAACCACCTTCTCGACCACCATGAACGAACGCGGCTGGAATCGGGACTGGATCGAAAGACAGCTTTGCCACGTCGATCGGGATGAGGTCCGGTCAGCCTATAACAAGGCGCTCTACTTGGATCAGCGCGTCGAGATGATGCAAGCGTACTCGGATTGGCTGGACGAGGTTGAGCGGGGGACCCAATGAAAGCAGTAGGCCCGCCAGCAGTGATCTCGCTCGACCGGGAAGCAGACGACATCTAGGACGATCCGTGCCACGCGCCAAGACCTGGAGCGGAATTGCTCCCGAAATGCGTGAGCACAGATGCTCTCGTCGGTATCGGGCCACAGGCGGTTGTGGATTTTTCGGGAAACGGGCCCAAGTATGCTTTCAATACTCATGGTCCCCTGCCATCGAACCCCTCGGTCGGGGACCCCGGCTTTTGGAGGAGCGACGGGCCGGGGTCCCCTGTGACGCTAAGGGAGGTTAACGCGCCATACCCATTGTGCCGTGAACCGGGTCGCGACACAACTTTTAGTTTGCATTTAACCTTTCGGGTGAATTAGGGTATCTCCCAAGAGCAGGAGAGAGTCGCCTTATGTCGTCACCCGTCCCCGAAAGTCACAACACCGCCGCGAGGCCGCGTCTGCGGTTTTTGCGCCTGTCCGAGGTTTCGGAAATGGTCGGCCTGAACAAGCGGACCCTACAACGGATGGTCAAGGACGAATCATTCCCCACGCCCGTCAAACTCCATGAGCGGTCCATCGGCTTTGTCGAAGCCGAGGTACTGGCTTGGATGGAGTCCCGGATGGAGTCTCGTCTGGGTGAGGCCGCGCCCAATGAGTGACGATATTTCCTACCTGCTGGGTGAAGAAGACGAAGAACCCCGGGCTCCTGCGGAACCGCGAGTAAAGGAGTCTTCTCAGAAGGCGAAGGCGGCAACGACGACCCGGGGCAACGGCGCGGTCGTTCAGGCACTCCTGCGCCCGGTGTCAATCTCGCTTCTGGCAGACATCCTCCAGAAGGACCGGAAGACGGTCGTGAAACGGCTCGCCGGTCTCACACCAATGGCAAACCATCGGGGGAACACGCCGCTCTACGATTTCCGGCAAGCCCTGGAGTACCTTGTTACCCCGAGGTTCAACGCCGCCGAGGCCATCAAGAAGATGGGGACCGACGATCTGCCTGTCGGCTTGCAAAAAGATGTCTGGGACGCGCGCCTCAAGCAGCAGAAATGGATGCAGCAGGCCGGAGACCTCTGGCACACAGAAGACGTGCTTGAAGTGTTGGGGGAGGCGTTCCAGCGCCTCAAGACGACCACTCAGCTTTGGGTGGATCAGCTTTCGGAGACCCACGCACTGCCGGTCGAGGTTCGCAAGGACCTGCTCGCGATGGTGGACGGCTTGCAGCAAGACCTTCACCGGACTTTGGTCGAGATGCCTGCCGAGAAGGCAACGCGCTCTCAGGCGGGCGAGGTAGAGGGGACCGATCTGGATGTCTAGCTACTACCCAAACCGGGAAGAACTTGACCGTGCCGAGATCGCGCTGATCGCGGAGACCGGGTTCTCCGTCGAGGAGATCGCGTTCGAGCAGGAGTGCTGCTGCTGCGGCTGCCCGATGGACGCCCACGACATCGGTTCGGGACACAGCCCTGTCTCTATGTGGAACCACGCGGTCTGGTCCCGTGCAGGAGGCCGCCACGGTGAGTAAGTTCCAGACGCTTGAGCAGATGATCCTCGCCACTGCTGAGGCGGTGCGACCCCCAGAACGGCTCACGGTTTCGCAGGCGGCGGAGAAATACCGCTATGTCAACAACCCCGGCTCCTATGTCGGGCCGTTCAAGAACTCGACCACGCCATACCTGGTCGAGCCGATGGACGTGCTGACCAGCCTAGACCACACCGCAATGATCTTCGTCGGCCCCGCGCAGTGTGGTAAATCTGACATGTCGCTCAACTGGCTGACCTACACCGCCGCCTGCGATCCAGCCGATTTCATGCACATCGACAAGGCCCAGGCATCGGCCCGGGATTTCTACCAGCGGCGAGTTGAGAAGCTTTTCCGGGACACCCGGGCGGTCAAAGACCGCCTGCTGCCCGGCAAGCATAACTCCTCGACCTACTCGACGCGGTTCACGAGCGGGATGCTTTACACGCTGTCGTGGCCCACGGTGAACGAACTGAGCGGTAAGCCTGTGGGCCGTCTGTGGCTGGCGGACTACGACCGAATGGACGAGGACGTGGGCGGTGAAGGTTCGCCGTTCGACCTTGCCTCCCAGCGGATGAAATCATTCGGGCGGTTCGGGATGTGCGCGGCGGAGTCCTCGCCCTCGCGGATCACGGAAAATAGCCGGTGGATGCCGAGCACACCGCACGAGGCCCCGCCGACGACCGGCATCCTTGCCCTCTACAACCGAGGCGACCGGCGGCGGTGGTATTGGCCGTGCCTATCCTGCAATCAGCCGTTCGAGCCGGATTTCTCGCTGTTCTCGTGGCCCGACTGTGGGGACGACCTGCTCGCCAGTGCGGAGCAAGTTACAATGTGCTGCCCACACTGCGGCCACGCCTACCGCGACAACGCGCACGACGAAAGCGGAACGCCGGGAAAGCGCGGCATGAACCAGCGCGGTTTCTGGCTGCGGGACGGCGAGAAGATGGACCCAGAGACCGGCGAGATTGTCGGGACGCCGCTTCGATCGAGGACGGCATCTTTTTGGCTCAAAGGACCGGCGGCGGCTTTTGCCGACTGGACCGACATGACCATCAAGTACCTCAAGGCGATTCAGGAGTTCGAGAACACCGGCTCCGAGGAGGCCCTGAAAACCACGGTCAACACGGATCAGGGTCTTCCCTACCTGCCCGCTGGTATCGAGGCGGAGCGTCTGCCGGAAGAACTGAAAGCGCGGGCGTCGGCTTCTCTCGGCGAGAAAGAGGTGGCCGAAGATGTCCGCTTCCTGGTCGCCTCCGTTGACACCCAAAAGAGCCGCTTTGAGGTTCAGGTACACGGCATCCGGCCCCACGGCGATGTCGTGATCATCGACCGGTTCAAAATCCGTAAGTCGAACCGGTTGGACGAGGACGGGGACCCGTACCCGCTGAACCCCGGCGGGTACGTCGAGGATTGGCATCTGCTTGTCGATCAGGTTCTCGAAAGGCGTTACCCGCTTTGCGACGGCTCGGGCCGGATGATGCAAGTCCGGATGCTCTGCGTGGACTCCGGCGGCGCGGTCGGCGTTACCGCGAACGCCTATCAGTTCTGGAGGGAACTCCGGGCCGATGGGCGCAACTACCATCGGCGCGTCCAATTGCTGAAAGGCGAGGCGTACAAGACCGCGCCTCTCGTCCGCATCGACTACCCGAACGCGGAACGGAAAGACCGGCGGGCGCAAGCGCGCGGCGAGGTCCCGGTGATGATGATCCAAACCGACCACGCGAAAGACATGGTGAACAATATGCTGTCGCGCACCGATCCCGGCGGCGGCATGGTCTTCTTCCCTGAGTGGCTGCCCGACTGGTGGTATGTCGAACTCTGCGCCGAGACCAAGACGGCCAAGGGCTGGGTGAACCCCGGCAAGGCGCGAAACGAGTCATGGGACTTGCTGATCTACTGCATGGCGCTGTGCCACTCCAGCAAGATCAGGTTGCCACATATCGACTGGGACAACCCTCCCGGATGGGCCGCGCCCTGGGACGAAAATGACTTGGTGAGCAAAGATCAAACTTTTCGGTTTGAAAATCACCCAAAAAGTGATTATGATCTGAAATCGCTGGCTGACAAGCTGGGCTAGGAGGCGGATGTGACCCTTCAACAACAACTGGATGAAGCCAAGGCCCAGTATCATCTGCTCGTAACCGGGCAGATGGCGCGAGTTGTCGTGGACCAGAACGGCGAGCGCGTTGAGTACAACGCGGCGAACCGGGGGGCCTTGCAATCCTACATCCAGCAGCTTGAGAACAAGATCGCCAACACGCGCTCCGGACCAATGCGGGTGATGATGTAATGGCTCTCGACAAAGAATCGCTCGATCTTCTGGGTGTCAGTTCCGAGGCGGAACTTGGCGCGACCCTCCCCGATGAGTCGGCGATGGTCGGCGGCGCGCATGACGCAGCCAAGCGAAACGAACGGATGCTTGCGCTCTGGCACCCCCCGCTGAACTCTGCCGACCGGGACATCATCCCGGAGAAAGCGGCGCTGGACGCTCGCGCGCGCGATTCGATCCGCAACGATGCCTACGTTCGCGGCGGCGCTGTCGTACATCAGGACAACATCGTCGGCAGCATCTACGCCTTGAACGCAAAGCCGATGGCGAAAATCCTCGGGCCGTCTTTCGATGAGACATGGGCAGAGGAATTCCAAGAAGAAGTCGAGAACCGGTTCACCCTCTGGGCGGAGAGCCCGGACAACTGGGTGGACGCGGCCCGGGTGAACACCTTCACGGACATGGTTCGGCTGGCTGTCGGAGTCCACACGGCTTCCGGCGAGGTCTTGGCTTCGGTCGAGTGGCTGCGCGGCGGTGGTAGGCCGTTCCAGACGGCCATCCAGTTCATTGACACGGATCGCCTTTCGACGCCTCCGGACAAGACCGCAGACCCGCGCGTCGTAGCAGGCGTCGAGATGGATACCTTCGGCGCGCCGATCCGCTACCACGTCCGCGTGGCGCACCCGTCCGACTGGCACAAAATCGACAACTACCGCTGGCGCGCGGTCCCCGCCCGCAAGCCGTGGGGTCGCGTCCAGATGATCCATCTGTTCGAGCAGCAGCGCCCGGAGCAAACGCGGGGCGTGGCCGCGATGGTCAGCGCGCTCAAAGAGATGCGGATCACCAAGCAGTTCCGGGACATCGTTCTCCAGAACGCGGTGGTCAACGCCACTTTCGCGGCCTCGATCGAGTCCGACCTGCCGAGCGCCGAGGTGTTTGCTGCCGTTGGGGGAACTGACGACCCCGGCAAGGCGCTGGGCGCTTACACAAAAGAATACCTCGGCCAGATCGCGGACTACTCCGGCGGCGCGAAGAACCTCCAGCTTGACGGCGTGAGGATTCCGCACCTGTATCCCGGGACCAAGCTGAACCTGCAACCTGCTGGCAAGGGCGGCCCGCTCGGCGAGAATTTCGAGCAATCGCTCCTGCGGTACATCGCGGCGGCGCTGGGCATCAGCTACGAGCAACTGTCCAAGGATTATTCGCGGACCAACTACAGCAGCGCCCGGGCGGCGATGGCTGAGACCTGGAAGCGGATGAACGTGGTCAAGCGCATGGTGGCTGACCGCTTTGCGAACCATGTCTATCGGCTCTGGCTGGAGGAAGCGATCAATAAAGGCGTCATTTCCTCGATGCCCGCCGCTGCACGGGAAGCCGGGTGGCTCTATGCGGATCAGCGGCTCGACGCGCTGGCGCAGGCCGAGTGGATCGGGGCATCGCGCGGCCAGATTGACGAACTGAAAGAGACCCAGGCGGCGGTACTGCGCATGAAGCACGGGCTGACTACGCTGGAGTATGAGAACGCGCGCCTCGGCAACGACTGGCGGAACGTGCTGCGGCAGCGCAAGCGCGAGATCGACATGGCCGAAGACCTCGGCGTCCCGCTGTCCGAGGACACCGCGACCGAGGGGGCCGTCGAGCAGGATGCCCGCCGCGAGAATGGAGAGAACCCTGATGACTGATTTTCCGATCCCGCACGGGCATTTCCTGATCGCGCCAGACGCAAAAGACTGGGCGGAGAGCCTCGCGAAGCAGATGGCCTCGGCTGAGTTTGCCGCAGAATTCAACCAAAAGGTTACGGAGCAAGCGGCCAGCGCCAACGGAGATTTCTGGACGGAACTCGGCCAATACTCTGCGTATCTGCGCCCCTACCGGGTGGACAAGCAGGGGACGCTGACCGTCCCCGTCAAAGGGATGCTGATGAAAGGCTTCCCCTTCGCATGGGGCGGCATGGCGACGGGCTATGAGTACATCAACGCGGCGATCTCCAGAGGCGTGTCCGATGAGGAAGTCAACCGGATCGTGCTGGAAATCAACTCCCCGGGCGGCGGCGTGGCCGGGTGCTTCGACTGCGCTGACGCGATCTACACGGCGCGCGGCGCGAAACCGATCATGGCCGTTGCAGACGAGTTCGCCTATTCGGCGGCTTACGCGATTGCTTCTTCGGCGGATCGGATCGCCGTGGCCCGGACCGGGGGCGTCGGCTCGATCGGCGTGATGTCTGCCCACATCGACATGACCTCTGCGCTGGAAAGGAACGGAGTGAAGATCACCCCGATTTTCGCCGGGGCGCAGAAGGCGGACGGACAGCCTTTTGTTCCGCTTTCCGAAGAAGCCAAAGCGCGGATGCAGGAACGCATCAACGCGATCTACGATATTTTCGTGTCCACCGTGGCGCGGAATAGGGGCCTGGATGAGCAGACGGTGCGAGGCACCGAGGCTGCTGTGTTTATGGCCCCTCAAGCCGTCGAGATGGGTCTGGCCGATGCGGTCGGTTCTCTCGATTCCCTGTCGGCCTCTGCCGATCAATCCAACGACGATGAGGATATTGAAATGTCGAAGGAAAATCAGATGGTCGCACAAGCCGACCACGAGACTGCCGTTGCGGCTGCCGCCGCAGAGGCCAACACCGAAGGCCACGCTGCGGGCCGCGCTGCGGAACGTGAGCGCATTGCCGCGATCCTGGACAGCGAGGAGGCCAAAAGCCACCCCGCTGCTGCTCGCCACGTTGCCCTGAACACGGACATGAGCGCCGCCGATGCAGGCACGTTCCTGAAAGCCCTGCCCGCCGAGACTCCGGCAGCAGCGGCCAAACCCGGTGATCAGTTCGAAAAGCTGATGGACGAAAGCGGCAACCCCAACCTGGGCGCTGGCGGTCAGCACGACGACACCAAGGCGGACGTGGTTGACTCCATCTTCGCATCTGCGGGCTTCGCGAAAGCCAAGTCTTAACCCCCGGCATTAGGAGAATCTGATATGCCTATCACCCCCGAGAATGGTGATCTGACCGCTGGCATCGCCGGGGTCTACACCGAGACCATCAACCGCGCCCCCGACGCGCTGCTTACCGGCGACAATCCCAAGGTCTTCTCGACCGATGAGACTGTCCTGACCACCCAGGACCTCGCGGCCCTGACCGTGGTCGGCTTCAACGCGGACGGCAAGATCGTCCCCGCTCTGATCGGCAGCGTTGACCCGGCGGACGACATCCCGGCAATCGGCGTTCTGGTCTACGCGACCGATACGACCGGCGGCGACCGGGTTGCCTCCGTCTACCGGAGCGGCTGCTTCAACCCCGACCTGCTGGTCTGGCCTGCGTCCTACGACACCGACGCGAAGAAGGCCAAGGCTTTCGAGGGTGCGCCTTCGCCCACCCAGATCATCATCCGCAAGATTCAGACCTTCACCCCGGTCTGATCGGCAACAGCAAACAAGGAACGCTGAAAATGGCACTCGACATTTACACGCCGATGGACCTCTACCGCGTCATGTTCGACCCGCGCCAGACTGTGCGCGCGTCGGCTTGGCTGGAGATGTTCTATCCCAACTCTTTCCTGTCCGAGCAGGAAGAAATCATGTTCGACAAGATCGACGCGACCCGCGAGATTGCGCCGTTCATGCTGCCGAACCTCCCGGGCCGCCCGATCTACCGTGGCGTCGGCGAACGCATCCAGTCGTTCAAGCCTGCCTACACGAAGCCCAAGGACTCGATCCGTCCGAGCCAGGCGCTCAAGTTGCAGCCGGGTGAACTGACGAAACGGCTGGCCCTCCAGTCCCCCGAGGCGCGCTACAACTCCAAGGTCATCGAGATCGCGGGCTTCCATCGTGATGCGATCACCCGCCTGTGGGAATACATGGGCGCGCGTTCGGTCATCGACGGCGCGATCACGATCAACTACGCGGTCGATGCAGGAACTCCCGGGCAGCGCGTGACGATCGACTTTGGCCGCGCTGCCGGTCACACGATCACCAAAGGCACCGGGGCCAAGTGGGGCGATTCCGGCGTCAGCGCGTGGGACGACATCCAGGCGTGGTACGACCTTGCGGCGGCTGCTGAGTTCGGTGCGGCACCCACGGACATCATGATGGGCTCGAAAGCCTACAAGGCGTTCATGGCCGATGCGGACGTTCAGAGCAAACTGAACCGCGACGTGAAGGGCGTTGACTCTGTCATGCTGGAGCAGGGTCTCATCGTCAAAGACCCGCTGAACCCGTTCACCCTGATCGGGATGTTCGGCTCGGTTCGGGTCTGGCTGGTCTCCGGCATCGGCAACACCTTCAAGTCCAACGGCACGACCGTTGACATCCTGAAAGCAAACGAGGTCCTGCTGGCTTCGCGCGCTGTGGATGGCGTGAAGGCGTTTGGTGCGATTCAGGACTCCGCCGCTTCGCTCCAGCCTGCCGACATCTTCTCGAAGATGTGGGACGAGAACGACCCCTCGGCCCGTTTCATCATGTCGCAGAGCGCGCCGCTGATGATCCCGGTGAACCCGAACGCGACGGTCAAAGCCGTCCCGGTCGATCTGTAAACCACAAGGCTGCCCCGGCATTCCCGCCGGGGCAGCTTCACCTTCTGGCTAATAGAGGAGCCAACAGATGAAAGTCATTGCTGTTCACGCGATCTACCGCGCCGAGGGGAAGAAGCAGGTTCGTATTGAGCCGGGTTCGACCTTCGAGTGCGGCGAAGACGAAGCGAAATCCTATCTCGCAACCGGCGCGGCCATCGCGCCTGCGGTTGTGGCATCAGCCGAGCCCAAGAAAGCCGCTGCGCCCAAGAAGGCCGCTGCACCGAAAAAGGACGACGAGCCCAAGAAAGCCGCCGCGCCGAAAAAGGACGACGAGCCTGGTGAGGGTGAAGGCGGCGAAGGCGACGACGACGACGATGAGGGCCTGTTGTCCTGATGTCGTTCCGCGATCTCAAGAACCGGTCACGCCTGGCGCTACACCGCCAGATGTCGATTCCAGCGGTCTACTACGACCGCGACACCGCGCAGGCGACCCCCTGCACGGTGCGGGTCCACCATCGCACAGACCCGTTCGGGGACATGGCCGGTTTCGACTACGCCCCCGCCGAACGGATGGTGACGGTTCCTCAGATCGTGGCGCTGGTCGCCGAGGTCAGCCCTACCCGAGGCGGTGTCTACAGCATCGCCTCGGACGAAGCCTATGTAGTCGAGACCGTCATGCCGAGGGATGGCATCACCGTAACGACTCAAGTCACCCGGATGCGGCAAAGCGAAATCGACGCCGCGCCCCTCCCGTTGCCGGAGCAGGACTGATGGCCGCCGCACCGCGTCTCCAACTAACCCCCGAGGGCTATGTCGTCGCCGTCCAAGGTCTGGACGAAATCCTGGACGGTTTCCAAGAGATCACTGAGCGCATATCGACCCGGGCCGCACAGGCGATCAACGCCACGGCCCGCCGGTATCGGACCGAGTCCAGCCGCCTCATGCGGCAGGAGGTGGCTTTCCCGGCGCGCTATCTGGACAGCAGCACGGATGGGCGGATGCGGATCAAGCGGTCGGCATCAGCGAACCGTCTGGAGGCTGCGATCGAAGGGCGCTTTGACGCCACCAGCCTGACCCGTTTCGTGCGCGGCGCGGTCGCTACGGGGCGCAAGGAGCCAACCCTGCGGGTCAACCCGGGTCGGACGACGAAGATTCCGAACTCGTTCATCATGAACCTGCGCAGCGGTAACAGGGGCCTCGCCATCCGACTCAAACCCGGGGAGACCATTCGCAACAAGCGCCAGATGGTCAGCTTCTCCCGGAAAGACGCGAACCTCTACCTGCTCTATGGCCCGTCCGTCGATCAGGTCTTCCGGTCGGTTGCGCAGGACGTGGCCCCGGACGCAGCAGCGTACCTTGAGAAAGAGTTCATTCGACTCACGGAGAACCTGATCTGATGAATGACCCGTTTCGCCTCAAAGTCATGAAGGCCCTAACTGTGGTGCTGGAGGAGATCACTCTGGCGAACGGTTTCCAGCATGACCTCTCCGCCAGCGTTGTCCGTGGCCGGATCAACCTGGACGAGACCGACCCGTTGCCGCTCGTCGCGGTCAACGAGAAGCCGGTTTTCCCGGAACAGCTTGAGACCCCCGGGGGGTCTGCTGCGCACATCGGGACCCTCGATCTGCTCATCCAGGGTTTCGCGGTGGACGACCGAAAGAACCCCACCGATCCCGCCTATCGGCTTCTCGCTGACGTGACCAAAAGGCTCGCTCAGGAGAAATTACGAGATGATGGTTTCGACATTCTTGGCATGGGAGAGCGAATCACCGCTCTCGACATAGGCCAAGGTGTCGTTCGCCCGCCAGACGCGGTTGTGTCAGACACCGCGTTTTTCTGGCTCCCTGTCACGCTGACATTCGGAGAACGGCTCGATGAACCGTTTGCGTGAATCACAAATCACCTATAAGGTGACATCCAACCTGAAAGTGGAGACTGCAAAATGAGCAATAACCTCGTTCTGGGTCGCGGCAAACTGTATTTCGATCGTTTCGCCACGGGCACCCAGACCAAAACCGGCGAACGCTACCTCGGTTCGACTCCCGCCTTTTCTGTTTCGGCAGAGACGCAGGAACTCGATCACTTTTCCTCGGAGGAAGGTCTCCAGGTCAAAGACGAGAGCGTCACGCTTCGTATCGACTATTCGGCAACGCTGACTGTCGAGAACATCGACCAGGAGAACCTGGCCCTGTTCTTCTTCGGCACCGCTGAGAACGCCACCATCTCGGCAGCCACCGCGCAGGAAGACACGTTCACGGCCATCCCCGGCCTGTTCTTCCAGCTTGGCGCGACCCCGACCAAACCGGAAGGCGTCGAGAACGTCTCCAACGTGGTCGTTACCGGCGCTGGCGGCACTCCGACCTATGTGGCTGGCACTGACTATGTGGCCGATCTGGATGAAGGTTTCATCGAGATCGTGCGCGGCGGCGGCATCTCCAGCGGCACCGCGATCGAGGTGACGTATGACGTGGCTGCGCAGACGCAGGAACGTGTGATCTCCGGCTCGCAGCTTATCCAGGGTGCGCTGCGTTTCCGCTCGCGCAACGGCGTCGGCGGACAGCGCAATTTCTACATGCCCAAGGTGACTCTGCGTCCCAACGGCGAGTTCGCGCTGAAAGGCGAGGAATGGCAGAACATGGGTTTCAACATCGAAATCCTCCAGGCCGGTACTCTCGCCAACCTGTTCGCCAGCGGTCGCGGTGTGACCAGCTAAGGCCCAAGCGGAGGAGCAAAGCATGGGCCTGTCAGGCTTCAAACCAAAGACCGAGATGGTCAAGTTCCCGGGCGGCGAGTTCGCCGTCCGGGGTCTTGCCGCAGAAGATTTCACGGTCCTGATCCGGGATCACCACAAGCCGATGGAGGCGTTGTTCGACCAGTATGTGAGCGAGGCCGCTCTCCAGAAGGTGGACATCGACACGACCGGGGGACTCCTGAAACTCGGGGACATGCGCGGGGTGATCCTTTCATCGCTCGAAGCCGCCCCGGCGTTCATCGGAGACGTGATCGCCCGGGCCGCAGACGAGACCGAGAACCCGCATATCGCACGATTGCTGCCGATGGGGGTTCAGAACGACGCGATCGGAAAGATCGTGACCCTCACGCTTGAAGCGGAGGGCGGCTTGGAAAAGCTGATGGAGACGGTGACGGAACTGGCGACGGGCCGGGTCTCGGCGGTCGCAAGCCGCTCTCCATAGACGAGTGGATCATGGGCCTTCGGGAAAGCGTTTCGCTCCTGATGGCCCACGGTCACGCAGAGGCCCGGCACTATCCTGTGCCGATGCTATGGGCGGAAACGCGAATGGTGCGGCAGAGGTTGAACCGACAGATGGCGAATGAAGCGATCCTAACCCAGATGGCCGTCAGTTCGATCCTCTCCGAAAAGGCAGGTCAGGCGTTCAACAAGCGCGTCAAGAAGCTGCTGGAGAACTGATAGATGGCAAGCCGTAACGTCGATCTTCTCATTCAGGCGCGGGACAATGCCTCCCGGGCCTTCAAAACCGTTTCGGAAGCCCTCGCGGAACTGGACAAGGTTCAGGAAGGCGTTGCCACCGGCGCGCAGAAGATGGACGCGGCGCTCGGAAAATCCGACACTGCGGCGAAACGGGTGGCCCAGGCCATCGGCGGGGACGTTGCCCGAGGCATCGACCAAGCCGAGAAGATTTTCAACCGGATCGAGCAGACGGTTTCCGATGCAACGACCCAGTTTCAGCGCCAGCAGGCCGAACTCGGGGAGTCCCGCGCGGCGTATCAGGCTCTCGGCAAGCAGGCCGAAGCAGCGGCCCGGGCTATCCAGAATGCAGAGAACCGGATCGGGCCGCAGTCGCAGGACCAGACGGCGCGGCTTGAGGCTATGCGCAAAGCCTACGCGGACCTGACCCGCGAGGTTTCGAAGACCGGCCCCCGGCTTGAGAAGCAGGAATCTCAGCTTGCCGAGAACGCGCGCGAACTGGACCGCATCCGGGGCGCGGCTCTTGCGGCGAGCACCGCCATGCGGCAGGTCGGCCAAGCCAGCCAGACGGCGCAGGGCCTCAACGCCCGGCAGGCGCAGACGCAGGCCGCGAACGAGGCAGCCCGGCGCGGCCTCGCGGAACTGTCGAAGGCCGAGCGCGGAATCCAGATCGAGATCAACGCCCGGGAGCGCGCGGCGGAGGAAGCTGCCGAGAACCAGCGCCGGGCCAACGCGCAGATTGTCACCTCGGTTCAGACGCTCATCAAAGAGGAGCAGCGCCTTGCCGCTGTCCAAGCGCGCCGGGCGGCTATCGAGCAGGCCCGAGGGGCAAACGCCAACGCGCGCGCAGGTCTGGCTGGGATCACCGCGAATCTCGAAGCCCGGGCTCGTGCGGAGAACAACGCCAACCGCGCGACCGAGGCCGCGCGCCGGGCCAACGACGCGCTTGCCGCCAGCTACGAACGCCAGCGGGTTGCCGCCCGCGTGTCATCGCAGGACCAAGCCAAGCTGGCTGCGTCGTTCCGGCAGGCGTTCACGGCGGCCCAGCAGTATCAAGGCCCGCTTGCCAACGTGTACCGGGAGTTGCTGCGGATCGGACCGGCTACCAACCAGGCGGCAGACGGTGTGCGCCGCTTGGGGTCTCAGATGACCAACGGGCGGCAGGTCTTCCGGGCTTTCTACGGGGACAGCCGACAGGCGCTTTCGCTGATGCAGCGTCTCCGGGGTGAGGTGCTGTCGCTGACAGCGGCTTTCGTTGGCTTCTACGGCGTCTTCAACGTGGGGCGCGGTATCACCGAGTCCTTCCAGTCCCTTGAGGCCGCCCAGAACCGCCTTGGCGCGGCGTTCCAGCAGGACTATGTGCAGGTCAACGCGGAACTGGCCCGCCTGAGCGACGAGGCTTCGCGCCTCGGGGTCAGCTTCAACGTGCTGGCCGATAACTACTCGAAATTCCTCCTCTCCGGGCAACAGGCCGGGCTTGAGGTGACGCAGCTTGAGCGGATTTTCCGGCAGGTCACGGAGGCCGGTCGAGTCCTCAAGCTGTCCAACGACCAGATCGAAGGCACCTTCACCGCGCTGATCCAGATCGCCGGTAAGGGCACCCTCCAAATGGAAGAACTCCGCCAGCAGTTGGGCGACCGTTTGCCTGGCGCTGTCGGCCTGCTGGCGAACGCCCTTGGCTACGGCTCGGATGAACTGGCGCAGTTCTACAAGGACGTTGAAAACGGGGCCATCGGCGCAGAGCAGGCCCTCGTGGCGCTGGGCCAAGGTCTGGAAGATCAATACGGCGGCCAGCTTGAGGACGCGCTGGACTCCGTCACGGCCAAACTCGGCGCGCTCCAGAACCTCCTGTTCCAGCGGCAGCTTACCGCCGCGAATTCCGGTTTCATCTCCGGGCTGGAAACGGCGCTTGAGGCGCTGAACAAGTGGCTGGAGAGCCCCGAAGGTATCCAGTTCTTCGAGAGCCTTGGCGCGGCGTTCGGGAAGCTGTTCGAACTGGTCCCTGTGGTGATCGACAATTTTGGGACTCTGATCACGCTGTTTCAGACGCTCATCGCTATCAAGGTCGGCCAGACCGTTGCGGGGCTTGCGGGCGGGTTCGTCACGCTGACCCGGACGACCGTGGGCAACCTGCGGGTGCAGGTCGCGCTCACGCAGGCCCTCGCCGCGTATTCTCCGGCTGCGGCTGCCGCGCTGCGTTCCACCACCGCCCTCGGCGCGGGCTTGCGAGGACTCCGCGCGGCCATTGCTGGCGTGGCTGTCGCTATGCGGGCTGCGTTCGCTTCGATCGGCGGGATCGTCGGCATCGCGGCGGCGGCACTCTCCTTCTTCGCGTTCGATACACTGGCGAGTGTCACTGACGAGATGGCCGAACTTCGCAAGGCCAGCGAAGACGCGGCGGATACGATCGGTTTGGTTGCCAAAGCCTTCCGGGACGCAGGCGGCGATGCGGACGTGTTCCGCCAAAAGCTGGCGTCGATCAGCCAAGTCGATCTGGAACTCGACCTCGGCAATCTGAAAACGCAGCTTGACCAGGCGCTCAACAACAACCGGGACAGCGTAACGGGCTTCGCCGAGGAGGTCGAGACTCTGCGCCGTGCGATCTACTCCAGCAGCGCCGACACGCAAGGCCGTCTCCAGTTCCTCCGGCTGACGAACCTGTTCAACGCCGGGGAGATCACCGCGCGCGAATTCCGCAAAGAGATCGAGAACCTGAACCGGCAGTTTGACGGGATCGCGGACATCGACGGGTTGGATGTCTTCATCGACTGGCTGGACCAGATCGGCGAGGCGCAGGACAACGTGGCTCGACTGGAAGCCGAACTCGCGGTTCTCCAAGGCACCGCGACGGACGCTCAGAAGGAACTGCTCGGAATCGCCGACGCGACCACCGCCGCAGAACGGAAGGCCAAGGCCGCGCGCGACCAGATGAAGGCGTTTGAGGAGGCAATGCGGACCCTCGGGGAGAACATCCCCTCGATCAACGCCAAGCTGAAAGAGTTCGACGCGATCCGGGAGATCGAGGCCGATTTTCAGGCCGCGATGCAGGCGGCAGACGCTTTCACCGACGCAGCGCAACGTGCCGCTGCAATCGGCCAAGCCGTAGACCTGCGCAACCGGGCCTACAACGAGTTTTATGACGGCACGATCAGCCAGTTCAACGGGACGGACGGGGCAGAGGTCGCGGCGGCTGTGCTGCGCGAGTTCGAGGGGTTCCGGGCGCAGCCGTATTATGATGTGAACGCCTTCCGGGCGGGCTACGGCTCCGACACCGTAACCTTGGCGGACGGCACCATCCGCCAAGTCACGGAGGGGATGACGGTCTCGGTAGCAGATGCGAACCGGGACCTTCTCCGCCGGATCACAACCGAGTTCATGCCCCGGGCTGCTGCCGCAGTTGGTCAAGACCGCTTCAACGGCTTCAACGCACAGCAGCAGGCCGCGCTCACCTCGATTGCCTACAACTACGGGGACATTCCCGACCGGATCGTCCAGGCGCTCCGCACCGGCACCACCGAGGAGATCGCCGACGCGATCCGGAGCCTGGGCGGGGACAACGGCGGCATCAACCGCAACCGGCGCAACCGCGAGGCCGCCCTGTTCTCCACCAACGCAGGCGAAGAAAACGCCGTGCGGGAGTTCGAACGCGAGCAGCAGCGCCAACGTGAGGAAGCTGAGAAGCGGCTGGAGGATCAGCGCGAATTCCGCGAGGGCCTGCAAGAGGAAATCCGGGATACCGAGTTCCTGAACAGCCTCGAAGGCCAACGGCTGATCGACTCCGAGGTGGCAAAAGCCATCCGGGAAGCCGAGAACGAAGCGAAGAAAGTCGGACTCGAACTGACCCAGCAGGAGCGGGAGCAGATCGAGCAGGTTACGCGCGCCAAGTTCGCCAGCAAGCAGGCAGAGGAAGACCGCAACGCCCAGTTGGAAAAGGCCCGCGCTCTTGAGGAGCAGGCCAACCTCTTGCAGGACCGCCGCCGGTTCCTGATCGAGCAGATCACCGACCTCGAAGGGCAGGGACGGTTAACCGAAGCTGCCGGGTTGACCGAGGAACTGAACGAGGTCGAGGCCGCGCTGCGCGAGGCGCTGGATGCGGCAATCGCGTTCTGGGAGGCTCTGGGCGGCGAAGGGTCCGAGCGGGCGCTCCAGGCCCTCACCCAGACGCAGGCCGAGTTGAACCGTGTCGAGAGCACGGCGGTTACGACTGGCCGTCAGATGAACGAGATGTTCGCCCAGAAGATCACCTCCGGGATCGAAAACTTCCTCCAGCGGGTGGCCCAAGGCGAGAACGCGGTGAGCGCATTCGGCGCGGCTTTCGCGCAGATGGCCTCCGAGATTCTTCTGGAACTTGGGCGGATGATCATCCAGCAAGCCATCTTCAACGCGATCTCCGGCGCGTTCGGCGGCGGCGCTGCGGGGCAGGGTGGTCTTGGCGGCGTGGTGGCAGGGGGGATCAACTCGATCTTCGCGCATAGCGGGGGCGTGGCGGGTTCGTCCACCTTGCGCTCGGGTCGGACGTTCAACCCGGCTGTATTCGCCAACGCCGCGCGCTACCACACGGGAGGCATCGCCGGTTTCGCGCCGGATGAGGTCCCGGCGGTCCTCAAGCGCAACGAGGAAATCCTGACCGAGAACGACCCGCGCCACCGGTTCAATGGCGGCATGTCGGGCGGCGGCGCGGGAGACAAATCCGGGACCACCATCATCAACGCCTTCGACGCCGAGGAGATGATGGAGCGCGCGCTTTCGAGCCCGCGCGGCGAACGGGTTCTGCTCAACACGGTTCGCTCTCAGCGGACCCAGATCAAGGCGGCGCTGGGCTGATGCAGGTTCTCGACAGAAACGCTCTGATCGCGGTCACTCGCCCGAACTGGTCCCAGCCGGTCCGGGTCGAGTACACGTTCAAAACGAGCATCTTCACCGCGCGGGACGGAACCGAGCAGAGGTCGGCGCAGCGGCGCTCGGCCCGGATGGCTACACAGTTCGTCTCCACTCTCTCACGGGCGGGGCTGAGCCGCCACCGGGGAGACCTGACTCGCAACCAGC